AGGGTATATCGTGTGATACACACCACATTCCCCAGCTTTGTGGTCAAGATCACTCAAACTCAGGCGATTTTTTGTTGACATCGTAAGCAATTTTTGCTACCCTTATTTTTTGCGGGCCAAGCTTGATTTGTCAAGTAGGAAAAGGCTGCTACGGGTTCACCAACGAAAGTAAAAGAACCGTGCTTTATTTAACCCCTGGCCCCTGAGGACTATAGAGGCACCCGACCTATATTATACTAAGACTAGACTATACTTTGCCACAAAGTCTTCTAGACTTAGAGTAAATACTAACGTTTCTAAATCTTCTTCATACAAAGAAAATGTTTTATTTTTCCAATCGATAACTGGGACCTTGTGCTCATTGTCGCCAATTTCATTTACGTGCATTCCCCAGCCTGTTTCTGATTCCCAGTCTGTATTAATGAGTTGAGATGTTGCAATGCGTGTAGCATAAGAATCATCGGTCCACCTTGGACGTGCTTTCTCAACTGCATTAGCCAATTGTGCTAGCATGTTATAGCCTGCCCAATGACCGTATAAAAAGATAATATTTTCATTATCTAATTTGAATCCGAAGTTTGCTCTGTCTCCCATTACACATCCGCCTTTTCTAATTGAGGTACATCTTCTGTCTTGTTCAATTCTATCGTTTCGAATGCCACTTTGTCAAGGGCTTCTTTATTAGCATTATAATGATGACCACAGAAATATAGTTGGCCGTCTACTAGATTAATTAAATACATTGCATCTGCAGCCCCACATGCATCACAGGGAATAAACTCACGGTCCCTCACAATGCACCACCCTCAATCATTTCTGATAGACGGTCCAGGATCCAGGTGTCAATATCTTTAATATCAATCTCTGAAAGCTTTTCCATAATTTCTTCACGAGCGAATTTATATCCGTCGTTCCAACCATCTTTATAATCTGACATTATTACTCCCCGTATGGATGGTACGGTTCAAATTCTGAAACGTACACTTCTGTGAGCCCATACTTATCTCGTAGGTTACTTACCTTCTCAATGCTACCAGTTCCGATATTGAAAGTCAACGGTTCCGAATTCATTTCGGGGTCTAGTCCCATTATTGATGCTTCCCAGACTGCGCCGTGGAGCGCAGCCTGAGTTCTTGCTTGAAGTTCAAAATACATTACGACTCCCTTACATCATCTACAGAATAATCTGTTACATCTGTGTTGCCACCCCAAGACGTTACTTGAAGTTCTTCTGAGGCGATTGATTCCAAATCATATTCCTCGGTGAGGGGGACAGTGATAGTTGCAGTAAATGACATTGTGCCATAGATTTCGATTTCTTTAGTTAGTTCAATATCAAAGATATTTGCAATCTCTTTGATTAGTTCAATCATTTCTTCATCTGCGTCTTGTGCATATGAAATAATTACATTCTCTAATTTATTTACTTTGTTGTTATAAGCAACATTAATATCGTTAGACTTTCTTGCTTGGTCTAATGCCCATTCGATATTTGTTACCTTGTCAGTAATATATTCAGGAGACTCAGGAGCAGCATAAGTGCCTGCTACCTTTTTATAAGTTACTAATAGATTAGGGTTATACGGTGTAGTAGTTGTTTCCATTTTTTCCTCTTTCGTTAGGTTAGGCTAGTATTGTAGCAGGTGCCACTGACATCTTGGACTGCCATAGGGAGCAGTTGGAATCAAGGCGGGAGCCAAAGACTCTAATGTAATCTGATATATCCTCGGTACGATCAGTTAAACAAGACTTAACAGTATCTACTGAAATAAATACTCTTCCATTCCATAGACCCATAGCACCGATGTTTGTTGGTACTTCTAGGCAACCATATGTATCTTGTTCCCAGCCAACACCCTCTGAGCATACAAGAGCATATTTGGAATCCCCAAAAACATTCTTCTCTTCTAGTTCAATAAAGAGTAATGAGTCTACTGTGCATTCAGAGAAGTCGCTACTGTATTGCAGATTATAAATTCCATTTGCAATTACTGCTAGCTTTTTACCATCTACAAGTGTTCCAGTATATCCTTTAGTTCTATCTGACATTGTATTCCTCTCGTTGTTGTATATGGAGTATTGTACACGAACCCACTGACATCCACAAGCTTTCCCAGGGGATTTTTTATAATCCCCGTATGATTAAAATCACACCCTCAATATTGCGGGCATTGTCGACAAATATATTTAGCGATCCCTACGAGACTTGAACTCGCAACCTCTACCGTGACAGGGTAGCGCTCTAACCAATTGAGCTAAGAGATCGTGAGAGCAGTTTTAAATCTTGCTCAGGATTTTTATTTTATTTTGTAAGAGCGAGAACTTGCTTTACAATTTGATTTTTTTCTGCGGTAATAACAGGATTGAATCCTGAAGCAGAAGCCATTAGCGTTTCAGAATTTCCACGACCTGAACGGAAATAATCCAAACGCTCAGTGAGAGCATTTACAACACCCCAAGCAGTGCCTTTGATGTTAGCATTAGTTGGTGAGTTATGATAAAGGTCATCAAGAAGAACGACCTTATTTTCCCACTTAGTAAGTCCAACCTTAGAAGAATCATCTTTTGGCTTAGGATAAATTGAATTTATAATTTCTGAAAACTTTTTATCGGTTACAGAAATTTCGTAGAGAGCCTTTGCTTGCTTTTCGAATTCGTCCATGTATCCGAATGTCAAGCCAAGAGCCTCACGAGCAACAGCAATTTTTCCGTCTGCTGTCTGAGTATGACGAATTTTGAAAGATTGCTTTGCATTACGCATTGCAAGATTCAAAGTATTTTGGCAAACTACACGAACAGGTGTAATTGCTGCCTGAACCGCAACAGAGCCGTCGTGTGATGTCCAAACAATTAGATAAAGTTTAGTTTCATCATTAGCGCCTTCTGGGTCAAGAACCATAGTGCGGGGAACAGTAAGAGAGCCGAAAACTACTTTACCATTCTTTAGAGAGCCAGCAGATTCCCACTTGCATGATTCATCGCCATCTAGAATGTTATCTGCAAACGCAAACAATTCTTCATTCTGAACTACTTTATAGCGAGAACCGACAACAGATAAAACATCTGTGCCTTGGTCAAATGGATTTGTGCGAACCACAAATTGTGAACCGCTAGAATCACGCCATGTGTCTGGAGTGTGCTCAGCAACAGGCTCTAGGCGAACATTCCACTTAGATAATTTTGCCTCTTGCAACATTGAAAGAGTTGTAACCTCTTCATCTTCACCGAAAATTCGGTTTGCAAGATTGTGCCATGCTGGTTTGCCACGAAGAGCAAATGCTACTTCGCCGTTATTTGTCTCAAGATTATGAGCCATTTTATTTCCTTTCGTTAGGTTGATTGGTTTATTATAACATCACCCACTGACATTGTAAATGATTATTCAAGACACGCCGATCAATTGTGAGATTTATCACACCAGGCGTTATCCACAGACACCCGTAAGCTTGTGGATAACCCCACACTTTTGGGGGCAGCAGTGGGATCCCGCTAGGGAATTAGGATAAACCTAATTCCTTTGCAGTCAACCCAGTTGAATAAGATTTTGCTTTTGTCACAATAGCTTCATCTAAAAATAAAGCCGTTGTTTTCTTTTTCTTTTGATTATCAAACACATACGCATTTACTCTTCCGCTAAACTTTTGCAGATTACTAAATACTAATTCAGTTAGATATTCTTTATCAACACCTTGTTCTGAATAAATAGTTACATCATTTAGTTTGTTTGCGTCATAGATTTCTATTCTAAAACGAGCCATTGTATTGCCTTTGTTAGTAGTTTCCCGAAGGAGAGCAGTTTGGCGACTTACTCAGGTCGTTTATTCCTGTATGCCCCACCATTAGGGGCGTGTAGGAAACTTAGAGATACTTAGCAATCTGCTTCATTGTAGAAGCATTTACTGTTTCCTCATCTGTCATTTTGAGAATTGTGAGAGCATTTGAGATGTCCTCTTTCATTTCACGATAATTGTGCTGATGAATAATCTCGTAGTCCTTTTCAGGCTCTTTAGGAAAATCGCTTTCCTTTGTGATGATGTCAAAATCAACATTGAGAGTGTTGTTCCATTGACGATAGTTTGTGCGAAGGTTCTCTGCCTTTGCGAAGTTCTTGATAGCCCAAGCACCGATTTCTTTCTGCCAAGCCTTGTAAGACTTTTGATACTTTGCTTCGTTTGCTTCTTGTGAGGCATAGTTCTTTTCTAGTTCTGCTAGACGAGTTTCTAGTGCCTTGATTACCTTTGGTGTTGCCACCTTTACTGTGATTGCTCTGCTCATTTTTTCCTCTTTCGTTGGTTGGTTTGTTTGAGTAGTATAACATAGGGGTCTGACATTTCCCCGAAGGGAGAGAGTTCTTACTTACGACATTGGGCGAGAACACTCTCTCAAACTGCCCCTGTTTCGTGGCTTAGCACCCGCTTTGGGTGTATGCCTCCGTTTTATGCGTTTGTTAGTGCTGAGTCGCTAACTGTTGTCCAACGAGTTTCCTTTGTTGGCATTTCTAGCAACACACGCACCGAGCCAGATGCGTTAGGAATAATCTCTTTGATTACTCCTGTCTTTTTTGACTTTAGGGTGGTGAATAAATCGCCAACCTTGTAAGTGTATCCATTTACTGTCATTTTGCTTCCTTTCTTGTAGGTGAGTATTTTACCATAGGGGGCTGACATTTATCAACCCCCTAGCCTGTGAGTTATCTCACAATTCTTCTTGTGGTAGCCAAGCGTCTAAGTGATGCTGTTCTACGATAGCCCAAGCGGGTGCGTGGGTGCTTCCTCGATACGATACGCCTTCGGGCATTTCGATCAATTTATCATAGTCCTCGTCATAGTATGCGTCAATAGCCTCGATACATGGTTCGACCATAGATAATGGAACGGGCGGGTAGTGATTACTCCGTAGATGAATAGAGATAGCCATTTCTAAATCTAATTCAGGGAATAAATCATTATCTGCTAATTCAGTAGCAAAATTGTTTCCCATTAGTTTATCTCCTCATAGTTATCATTATCAGTTTCAGTTAGGTTAGTGTAGATAATAATCTGACCTTCATTATCCATGTCTAGCGAGTAATTAGGAATTAGTTTTGCTAATTCAATTCTAAAATCATAGCCGTTCATTATTCACACTCCCCACAATAGCATTTGCCTAGTTCTTTATTGTTGCATTCTTCTTTAGTTAGTGAAGGTTCCCATTCACGCATTCTGTCTGACATTTATTACCTTTCGTTGTTGGATAAGAGTATTTTAGCATAGGGTACTGACATTACCTAATCCATTCTCGGCGTGTCGCAGCTTTTGTGATAATACTCACATTTCCAGGAGTTTTCCACAAGTGCCCGTAAGCCTGTGGATAACCCCCCAAATATGCGGGCACCAAACAATTTGTCAAGTCGACACGCTAGCTTTTAAATAAAATTAAAATAGCTAAACAAATTGGTAACACGATCACAGATATTAATCCAATTGCAATAATTGCACCAAATAAATTAGGTATCATTTTTTGCTCGCAGAAAATCGAATGTCTGCTTTACCGTAGACACATAGGCCACAAGATACGCAGGCGGACCCATTGCTAGAGATAAGCGGAATACTTTTCATATTTTCAGGACACTTAGCACCAGGCTTGCCAGTCAATTCTTTCATAGTGTCTTCTGTTGCAGCGAATGTCTTTCCCAAATAAGCAAGGCGGACCTTAGAATTAGTTTTCAAATCGAATGCTATTTCTTTATTCTCATCATCTGTAGAATAATAAAGAGATAGATTAGATACATCCTTTAGAATAAGCGCTGCAGACTTTACACGTGTATAAACCCAAAATTGAACATCGGAATGCTTTTCGATAACAGTCTTCCAGGCATAAGTATAAGTATCATTGAAAAAATCTCCGTCCCAGTGGATACGGAATAACTTAGGAGCGTCTTTTTTATTACAGTCTGCAATAAAGTCAACAATCATTTCATCCAATAGGGCTACCATTGTGTCATTGTCTGCATTGCGTAACAATTCCCAATTGTGTAATAGATTAGTTTTTACTCCTTTGAAGAGTTTTTCCAATTTACCTGCATAGCAAACAGTCTCACAGATAGACGTTGCACCAGGACATGAAAAATCTTTTCCTGCAGGTAGCCCGAACGTGTTTGCAATTGCTGCTTGCTTGCCGTTTTTAGTAACAAGGTTAGCCACCTTTCTATCATTAGAACGTTTTAGTTTCATAGGGGTAATTATAGCGGGTGCCTCTGACATTAGTAGCACTCCCCGCACATTGCATAGTAATATTCGCCGTCGTCGGTTACAAATTGAGTGGTATCTTCGCCACATGAAGAACATTTATTCATGAGAGGCCTTTCGTTGGTAGGTAGTAGAATTATAACAGATGACACTGACATTATCTGCAACACGCTTGCAAACTCAGGGTGATAATAATCACACCCTTAACGACACGCCCGACCCCGCACATTTGCGGGCAGCTGATCAATTGTCAAGTTTATTTTTATATTTTATTTTGCGTGTGTATTTTTTTTTATTACGAACAGGCTGCGACGCATTGCTGCGTCGCAATTCCTGAATTCGTTTTACTTTATCTCGAAGTGAATTTTGGAACATGATAACCACTCGCTTCATGAAATTTATTTACATTAAAATTAGGATTTTCATTTGCACACATCTCTGCAAAATCTAAAACCATTTTAGAAAATACAGCGGGGTGAGTTTTATTAGAATTATATTTTAGAATTTCTGCAATCTGCTCAAAGTGCTTGCGTGTCATTGTCATTTTACAGTTACGACCTTTCTTTCCTCACGATAGAAAATTTTTGTGTAGCATTTTAATGCTGGTGTATAAATATTTACAGTTGAGAATTTATCAGCAAATCCCCAATCAACGAACGCAAAAAAATCTTTCCACGCATCAAATTCGTTTGCGTAGTCTTGTTGCCAATGCGGAGCATTTTCGTCATACGCTAAAGTTATTTTATACATTATTCAGTTTCCCAATCTAGAGTCAATTCATCATTTACATCAGCGACACAATCGCAAGGCTGGACATCAAAATCATTTTCGTTACCAAAGAAAATAAATCCTGCGCCACCGCATTCATCACAAGCAACCGAAATCACATCTGACAATTCATCTAAAATATTTCCCATTTTTATTCTCCTGTCGAAACTACTACTGTGGCATAGAAATCAGGCTTTGGAAAACCTGTGCCGTTCCATTGTGGTCGGACTTTTACAGAATACGCTTGTGCGTTATCATACCAAACATCATCACGCTTTTCTGCGTATTGAATAATTCCGTCTTTACCTTTGCGAGCATAAGAACTAGAACGATAATAAGAACCCTCTAAAAGAGTTTCAATAGAATAAACATTTGCTGACATTAGTTGCCTTCTTTCGTTGTTGTTGTTGTAATTGTATCAGGTAGCACTGACATTTGGGCTGCTTGAATAGCATAAGACTTGCTAAGTGCCTCCATAGCAATTGCTAAGTTAGATAGGCGGGTGGCTTCAACATGAGCCTTGAATTCATCTAGATTCATTTGACTTCCTTTCGTTATACCGCAATTATAGCGTAACCCACTGACATTCATGACATTACTTGCCAGTAATTCCATACTTTGAGACGCTCAAACCGTGTGAGAAAAATCACACGAATCTCGGGCGTGTCGCCCAAACTCAGGGATTGTGGATAACCTCCCATAACCTGTGGATAACCCCCACATCTTTGCGGGCCAACTTGATTTTGTCAAGTCGACACGCCGTTATTTACTCTTCTAATTCTGCTAGATAATCCTCATGCTCTACTAAGCCAATAGCAAACGCTATAGGGTCGCAGCATTCTAGTATTTCGGCGGGGGTGAAAGTGGAGTAACCGATCTTTACTACAGGATAAACATCATTGAGTAAATCTATAAAGCTTTCTTTGATTTCTAAATCTAATTCAAATTGTGATTTCATAGACCATTCTCCTTTATGTCTTTTATTACAGCGATTAGTAGAGGGATAGTAACGCTAAGCATTACTAATTGTACTAGGCTAGTTAGTAATCTATTCATGAACCAATTACCTCGCTTACTAGCGCATACTGATTAGCATGCTCATAGCATACGGTCTCAGTAGGTACGCCTAATAGGAATGCGTCGATTCCGCTAAACACTAAGTTGATAGAGTGGCAATCTGTTACTTTACATTCTCTCATTACTTATTCTTCTTTCTCTTGTATACGATAACAGCAAGGGCAATAGACCAGCCTACTACGAAGGTGCGCCATGGTAGATACACATCTCCCATGTATGAGGTCAAATCCATACCCCAATTACTAAACTGTATGTTGATTAGTTGCATTATAGCGCCCCCTCATTTAGTAATCCAATTTCAATCTGAAATAATTCATCAGGTGTTGCGTCTGCTAGGTCTACCCAGCCCGCACCCTCGTTATCCATACGGAATAATTGTACATAACCCATTACGCTACCTCTGCCATCTCTGCTAGTAGTGCGTCTACTTGCTCATCTGTTAGTTCTACATCTTCTAGTTCTTCATCTTCTACATCTACCTCTTCATCTAGGTATGCGTATGCGTCTGCTATGTCTGATTGAATAGACTCGTATTTATTTATGCTATTAGTAGCGTATGAGTATGCGTATGACATTTTTTCTTCTTTCGTTAGTTTCTTATAGTTGGAATTATAGCCGATAGGGCTGACATTGTATAGCGACACGCCGTAGCGTAGTGGTGTGAGTTACCTCACTCCCAACTACGAGTGGTAGCGTACACCTCACGCTTGCGTGGTGTAGGTACATCGCTGATACTAGCCTCTAGGATAGTACCTCTCTGAGCGACTAGGTCTAGGTAAGCCCAAGCCTGCTCCTCTGTATTGAATAGTACGCCTAAGCAGGTACCGCTCTGCTTAGATAGTGGATAAGCAGGGTCAGTATTGTATTCTACTGAGTATGCTAGTTTGATTGAGTTACTCATTGTAACTCCTTTCTTAGTAAGACTTTCTTACTTTCTTTATACTTTAAGCATAGCAGGGGGGACTGACATTTAGACCCCTATTCTCGGGCGTGTCGAAATAAATCTTTGAATTATTGTGTGAGATACACCACACCCACGCTCAGTATGGGCGGACTATTACAAATGACCATCCCTAAATTTAATGTGTATCATACAAATTAAAAATATATTAACATTTTACAAAATCTGAAAAGCTGGTTAACTAAAAAATAAAGAGAGTATAATGAGATTATGTTTAAAGATTATAATCCTAACTATTTATGTGATGAAGTTTTTACAATTAAAAACTTTCTTTCTAAAGACGAGTTGACAGAAATTTTTGTAGAATTAAATTCAGTTGACTGGGATAGTCTTGCTGAACCAACATATAGAAACTTTCAATCTCTTGCAAAATATAAATCCAGATTGGAAAAAATTTTAGAAGGTGAGAACCTTACAGCTAAAAATTTAAATTCTGTATTAAGGAAAAAGGGCGGGGAAGGCATGCGTCCACATATTGATATTATGAATTATATGAATAGATTTCTTGAAATTCAAGTAGATGAAAATTTTGATGGTTTTAAAGAAAAACATAGCATGGGAACATATTCATTTATAATATATTTTAATGATAATTATACTGGTGGGGAAATATGTTATCCAGAATATGGAATAGAGTATAAACCAGAAGCTGGGGAAATGGTAATACATAGCTGTAAAGTTGTGCATGCTGTTAAAAAAGTTATAGACGGTTATAGATTTAATCTCTCAGACGTATTTGATGGATATATATATGTAGATGCTGAAAAACTTAAAACTGTTAAAGAAATAGATCTCAGCAGACTAGATAAATCTGATCCATTATTTTATTATTCTTCACATCATGGCAAAACAGAAAATAAAAGATTTGCAAAATTTTTAGAAACATATGTAGAAAAAGGCGTATATTAAATAAAATCTCTTGACACAAGAAAATACTTAATGTTATAATTTTTCTAGGGGGGTCGGGGGGTCAGCAAATCAACAAATACAACAAATTATATATATTATATATATAAGACCTAAGACCTAAGATCAAGTGATACATAAAAATATATTTTACTATATGCAGATATTGTAGTCAACTAAAATATATAGTACAATAGAAATATGATAAAAACTTTTAATCGAATACGTTAGTCCCTAGGGGATATAGCTTAATTTGGTTAAAGCAATTGTCTTATATGCAATCGACTCTCGGTTCAAATCCGAGTATCCCTACAATGCTATAATAATTATATGAACTGGGATTTCCTATGGGTAATTTTATTTTTGGCGGGGATAGGAATAATTCTCTCAGCTCTTTGGGCAAGTTTGAAAGATTGGTAATATGAAGAATCTTATTCTCAGAATATCATGGATAGCCATGTTAGCGTATATTGTTTACGCAGGTACTCATGGAGTTAAATAAAAAATATCTGGACAAATCTGTCCAGTCTGTCAATGCAATGAAATTATTTAACCATAATTATTATTTATCTCAGGATTATGTCTGCAATGCTGCAGTAACGCCAATTCTAGAGGCTCTGGAAGGCTCTCTAAGCACTTGTTTAAATTTTGATGGATCCAAGTGTGACGTATGGTATCTAGAGAGCCATACGGGCTGTCTGCAGCTTATGCAGATTCTTAATGAATTAACTGGATATCCTATATGGGATAATAATCTTAGTCAACTAAAATTAAACATGGATAAATTCTAATGAGATTTCATTGGATGATCCGTACTGAGGATAATACAGTAAATGGATTAAAAAAATTATCTGCTGAATTAGATGATTGTGGTATATATTCTTTATTACTTCCATATGGAGCTAATGATAATGATTACTTCTATAAATTACCTCTCGTTATTGATCCCACCCAAAAAATAAAATATTTAGTCGCTGTGCGACCATATGCTATCTCTCCTGAGTACGTCGGCGCACTTTTTCGCACCATAAATGAAATTAGTCCTAATAGAGTAATTCTTAATATAGTATCTGGTAATTTTGATCCTGATATAGAGCCTGTACTTAAACATTATGTAGGAGATGTTTCTCAAATAGATACTATGAAAAAACGTGTTGAATATACTGGCAAATGGCTAGAGCAATTCCATCAGATTATGGGCGATGCTTGTCCAGAAATTGTATTATCTGGATCTTCTAATAAAACCTTAGAAATAGCTGACAAGTATGCCGATTACCATATGTTTATATTGCCAAGGTTAGAGAATGTAAAACAGTATGGAATTATCAATTCCCGCCGAATGTTATATGCTGCACCGTTGGTGCGAGATGACCCTTCTAAAATCGACGCACTACTTGACGGCATTAATACTATTTTTTATCATACTGTATTTTCTGGCAATAAAAATGAAGTATCTAATAAGATTAAATCTTTTGAATCTGATGGAATTACAGATATATTGTTTAATCATTTAGAATTTGATGATAGAATAGATTTAGTATACGATATGATTAAGGAGATAAATAATGAGACCATTTAAAGATTTTGTTGAAACAGAAGAAATATTTCCAAATGTATTTTTGGTTAAAAATTTTTTATCTAATAAAGAATGCAAAGAAATTTTAAATTCAAAAACAGATAATTTTAATACAGAAGAAATTATTAAAAGTTTTTTTCAACTTAAAAAAAGTAATATTATAATTGATAGATTAAAAAATTATGTTATTGATGATTTAATTGTTTATGAATCAACTACAGGTAGTGTAATGAAAAAGGGATATTATCACCCAATACATGAAGACAATCCTCATGGCTATCTTGATCGTGAAGCAAATTTATCCATTATCCCAGGAGAACCAATTACAAAATTAAAAAGTCATGCCTGGGGAACAGTTTTATATTTATCTAATTTTATGGGTGGCGAAATATTTTATCCAAATTATATGGAGTACTACTCACCGTCAGCAGGAGATCTTATCGTACATTCTTCAGAAGTAGATATGCCACACGGAACAATGAAAGCAAAAGATAATAATAGATACATTCATACTACATTTTTTTATAGATTACTAGATGTTCCTACAAAATACATTGAAGAAGGTTTAAAAAATGAATCTGATATCATGAACGATAAATATGGTTGGCCAAAATGGCTTAATGTTTAATCCAATGTTTTGGATTTAAAAAATAAATAATATTAAAAAATTTTGCTTCAATTTTTTTTTCAAGCAGCATTTCACTAGATTCTTCTTGAAAATGTTTTGTGTTTCTAAAAGAAGGACTTTGCATCATTCTTGAAAAATGTCTAGGCAAGGCCATGTTCCTTTTTATATTGATCTAATAAATCATCAAATTCAACATGCCCATATGCAGCAGAAAGATCTTCACCAAGCAAACCAGACTGTTTCATTTCAGCAAGTCTTTCTGGAGTAAACCTAGGATTTTTCTTTAATGGAGTAATCCATGTTTCAATTGCATCATGCCCCTTGTCCCCAATTTGCTCAATATATTCTGGGGTTCCATAATTATAAAAAGTTCCGATATTGTCTGCTGCTGGAAGAGAAAAATTAGAAAATGCATAACGTATACCATCAGTTACTTCTCTAACTCCATGTTCAAATGGATGAAAGGCTGAATGAAGAACTACATCTCCTCTTTTTGGAGTATATTCAAAACATTTATCTGGTTCTGGCTCTTTGCCCGCCCACTCCTTACCCTCAGAATTTAAGTTCGGATAAAAAAGTGCACCGCCTTCCCAAGTACCTACATATGCCACTAAACCAAAATCAATAATACAACAAGTTGACCATTTATCATCTTGTGAAAGTAAATGACACTGTCCTTTTCCAGGGCTATCTGAGTGAATAAACATACCGCCATCACCAGGCTTTACTTTAATTAATGATTGCGATGGATGAATTACATATTCTGGTCCAATAAGTTCTGATAAGAATTCCCACATCTCATGCAATTGAGTTGGTCTGCCACTAACTTTATCTTCGTACCAAGGAATTAATCCTTCTGTATACTTAAATTCGCTAGAATCAAAAGAAGCAAGCTCTTCTTCCATAGATTGCATTAATTTTTCTGGTAAAACATTTTTAAATAAAAATATTCCACTTTTTGTTCCATATTCATCTACGTATGGAACTAAGTTAATACAATCTTCTCTGTCATAAAACATTTATATGCTCCTTTAATTAACCGCCTATAAGTATTATATCACTACAAAAATTTAAAATGTATTGACTAAAATATAGTTAATATACTATACTATAAAAATAATGCCCCATAGCTCAGTTGGTAGAGCGTCGCACTGTTAATGCGAATGTCCCTGGATCGAGGCCAGGTGGGGCAGCAAAGTTCCCATAGCTCAGTTGGTAGAGCAGCAGACTTTTAATCTGCGGGTCGACAGTTCGAGCCTGTCTGGGTACACAAAACAGAAAACCCACTCAGAGGCGGATCCAAGTGGGTTTTCTAAAAGGGGAACATAAATGCTCAACCCTTAATTAAATTATAAGATACTTATAATTCAATGTCAATCATTTTTTAATAAGTTTTTTAAAATTAATGCATCATAAACACTTTCTAATAAATATCCAATTGTTCCACGCATTGCTTCAATTTGAGATTTTGCTTCATCATCAGACATTCCTGATGTGCTTGCAAGAGAAAGATTTTTTTCTTGAAAAGCATCAATCATAATATCAATTATATCTTCTTTATTCATTTTCATCCTTTGGTGTATAAGATGGGCTGGGTCCTAATAGATAGCCCTGATTATGATATTCTACCATTTTAGCAGTATCATCTCCACCTACAACTTTATTAGATATAAGAGTTAATAGGTCATAAATTCTATGTAACATTATATATGTCACCATAGGTAAATTTTCTTCTAGGTTAGAAGAATTTTCGTTATTCTGGTCTTCCTGCATCTAGCCAAAAAACCTCTCTGCCCATAGCATCAGTAATCCGAATTGGTTCTGATTCTTTATTACATGTACAATCTATTGAATTACATTTTATTATTTTTTCCATTAGATTCAACCTCTTTGACTATATTTTGATAAGTGTTTATTCCAATATAATTTTTATAATTACAATCCAAACAATACAAATAAATATTATCTTTTAGATCTTGATTGCAAAAAAGAAAAGATTGGTCCATTGGGCATAAAAACCCATGAACCAATCCATCCTTCGACATGGAAATGTAAGTAGACACATATTGTATCCTCATCCCATCTCCTTTACTTTGTCGGAAATTTTAAATAAAATTCCTTAGCTTTTGGGGTTAAACCCTTCCAAGCTGACCAATCAACTCCGCCATCGGTCATATAATACGTTATCTCTGCGTTTGTTACTGGGTCGAATAACTCTTTGTTACTCTTTAGATTAAATTTCTCTCTCCTATCAGGACCAAGATTTCCAATCATATTAATTTGAAATAATCCATAAGAACTATCTCCTGTTTTCTTATTCCCATCGTAAGCAAGCGGTCTTCCATTAGATTCACGCTTTGCTATTGCCCAGGCCTTTTTAAGACCTGTTCCTTTGAACCCTACAGTCTTAAGAAGTGTTAACAACTTTTGATCCGTAAGCATCTCAGACGAACTGTAACTTGCATTACTGAACTTGTCTAAGACTTCTTGCTTTAATTGGGCTTCAGTTTTCACTAAAGGTTTTACAGTAAGTGCATTAGCAGGCTGTACAGGAAATAAAAATAATGTTACCATTATGATTATAGTCCAATCACGCACTAAATCGCTAAACTGTTGTTTTATTTTCTCCATTGGCATTTCCTCCTTTAGAGACAACGTTCTATAATAATAACATTGTTTATTAAATTGTGTCAAGTTGGTTGACTAGAAAGGAACGCATGATAATATCATTTTTTACTCCAAATGTTAATTTAACCAGAGCAACTGGTTATGGTTATGCGTCTGCAAATATAATAGAATCATTACAATCTTTAGGACATAGAGTTGGATATGGATACCACAAAGCTCCAGTACAAATAAATTTTTGTCAACCTTTTCAATTTAAATTACATAAAAATCAATATCAAATTGGATATACTCCTTGGGAATCAACTGTAATTCCAGAAACTTGGAAATCAAATATGAATTTAGTTGATGAATATTGGGCAACTTCTGAATGGAACGCAGAAGTTTTTGAAAATGCTGGAATTAAAAAACCAATTACAGTTTTTCCTCATGGCATAGATGCAATTTGGAAACCTAAAAAAAGAGAACAAAAAGAAGTTTTAAAATTTTTACATGTTGGAGAGCCAGCGCCAAGAAAAGCAGGGCAAATGGTTGTTGATGCATTTGGTTTTCTTTTTGGGAATAACCCTAATTATTCATTAACAATAAAAGCTCATTTAAATAATACAACAAGAGTATATGATAATTATATTGATAAAAACATTATAGGTCTTCCAAATAATATTTACAATAATGTAAAAATAATAACAGAAGAATTACCAGAAGATCAATTAGTTCAACTATATCATGATCATGATGTTTTAATTTATCCAAGTTATGGAGAAGGATTTGGATTTATTCCATTACAAGCTTTAGCAACTGGAATGCCAACAATATGCACTGCAGGTTGGGCGCATTATGGAAAATTTTTAGGACCATTAAAATTAAAATCACATTTAATTAAATCTCCATTTATGAATCTAGATGGATTAGTTTTTGAACCAGACTATCAACATCTACTTGAACTTATGCAAGATGTTGCAATAGATTTTAAAGCATATTCAGGATACTATTATGCTCAGTCAACTAAAATTCATGAAGAGTATAATTGGTTGCAGTTAACTAATAATGCATTTGGTAATATTTTTAAAAATTTTTCTTAAACGCTAGACCTTTTAAAAAAAGTTTGATACACTTGAACTTCACTTAAAATAATACCGCAAGGCGGAGAAAAGGTAAACACAAATGTCAAAATCTATTGAAAACCCCTATGAAAATTTTATTGCGTTGTCCAGGTATGCAAGATGGATATCAGAAGACAATCGTCGTGAAACATGGAGTGAAACAGTAGATAGATACTTTAACTTTATGTTAAATCATTTAAAAGAAAATTATAATTATATACCAAACGAAAAATTAGTTTTAGAATTAAAAAATAATGTATTTGAGCGAAATATTATGCCATCAATGCGTTCTGTTATGACTTCTGGTGTCGCATTGGAAAGAGATAACGTAGCAGGCTATAATTGTGCTTTTCTTCCAGTAGACTCTCCCCGTTCATTTGATGAGACGATGTATATTCTTATGTGCGGAACAGGAGTAGGTTTTTCTGTTGAGTATAAATATATTAACAAGCTCCCAGCAGTTCCAGAAACACTAGAAAAATCTACAACTGTAATTACGGTAGAAGATTCAAAACAAGGATGGGCAAAAGCATATCGTGAATTATTAGCTTTACTTTGGTCTGGCCAAATTCCATCAATAGATGTTTCTAAAGTTCGCCCAGCAGGCGCAAGACTTAAAACAATGGGTGGACGTTCTTCTGGGCCACAACCCTTAATTAATTTATTTGATTTTACAATTGCAAAATTTAAAAATGCGACAGGCAGAAATTTAAAACCAATTGAATGTCATGATATTATGTGTAAAATTGGTGAAGTTGTTGTTGTCGGCGGAGTTCGCAGATCAGCAATGATATCCCTTTCAAATATTAATGATATTGAAATGGCACAAGCTAAATCAGGAAATTGGTGGGAAGCCAGCCCCCAACGTTCTTTATCTAACAATTCTGTAGCGTATTCCCGTAAGCCAGACATGGAGCAATTTATTGCAGAATGGAAATCTTTATACGATTCTAAATCTGGAGAACGTGGAATTTATAATGTAGCAGCAGCACAAGCACAAGCAGCAAAATATGGACGCAGAGACCCTAATATTCATTATGGCACCAACCCATGCTCAGAAATTATTCTTCGCCCGTATCAATTTTGTAACCTTTCAGAAGTTGTATTGCGTGAAAATGATACAAAAGAAAATATTAAACGTAAAGTAGAATTGGCTACAATTCTTGGTACTTGGCAATCTACTTTAACTGATTTTAAATATATTCGCAAAATTTGGAAAGATAATACAGAAGAAGAACGTTTATTGGGTGTATCTTTAACTGGACAGTTTGGTCATCAGTTTATGTCAGGTAAACAAGATCTTATTTCATTAGAAGCATTTTTAATGACTCTTAGGGAATCAGCAAGAGCAAAAAATAAAGATGAGGCTGGGAAAATTGGGATTCCTGAGTCTGCAGCTATTACTTGTGTAAAACCATCAGGAACAGTGTCTCAATTGGTCGGGGTATCTTCAGGTATGCATGCATGGCATTCTCCATATTATATTAGAACAGTTCGTGGTTCAAAAACAGATCCAATTTCAACATTTTTAAAAGAAGTTGGTATACCTGTTGAAGATGATGTAATGAAACCAAATGATACATATGTATTTTCATTTCCTGTAAAAGCTCCAGAAGGAGCAATTGTTAGAAATGATTTAACTGCTATTGAGCATTTAAACATTTGGCTAGTTTATCAACGTGCTTGGTGTGAACATAAACCATCAATTACTGTTTCTGTAAAAGAAGATGAATGGATGGAAGTTGGCGCATGGGTTTATAAACATTTTGATGAGGTATCTGGAATTTCTTTCTTGCCACATTCTGATCATTCATATAAACAAGCACCATATCAAGAAATTAATGAAAAAGAATATAAAGATTTGGTAAATCAAATGCCTAAAGAAATTCGTTGGGAAGATTTATCATTTTACGAGCTTGAGGATGGAACATCTACCAATGCCACCTTAGCTTGCAGTTCAGATGGAAATTGTGAACTGGTAGATATTTCAGCTTAGTGGTAGAATATATTCAGGGATTAACCCCTAAATATGTAAGTCAAGGAGAAACATGAATACATACGTAGAACAATCATTAGCAGCGCTAGGAACATTTGCAAGAGCATTTTTAGCAGCAGCTATTGCTCTTTATATGACTGGAAATACAAATATTAAAGATTTGGGAATGGCTGGTATCGCAGCAGTTGCCCCAGTCATTTTAAAAGCCTTAAGTCCTAACAATACAGAATTTGGATTTAAAGCACTTAAAAAGTAATTAACTAAATTAGGAATACTCCTGTGCTAAAATTAGCATAGGAGTATTCCTATATAGGAGACTATGGCAAATGGCAGGACAAAAGAATTTCGAAGTAGATCAAAACGCAACATTTACTTTTATTGCAGAATATAAAGATAATAATGGAAATGCGATTGATTTAACTGGCGCATCTGCAAAGATGCAAATACGTGATACAAAAGGCGGATCAAAATTAGCCGTCACATTAACATCACCAGCAGGTGGGATTACAATAAATGGACCAACTGGAACATTAACTATTAAAATGACACCCACTCAAACAAATAAACTCTTTTATCCAAAGTCATCTTATGACATTATGGTTGTCGATACTAATGGGAACAAAATTAAACTCCTTGAGGGTTTTATGACTCTTAGTAGATCGGTAACCGTGTAATGACTGAGACAGTAGTTGTAACAGAATTAATTAATGATGTAGTTATCTCATCTCCTGGACCACAAGGTCCAAGGGGTAGAACTATTTTAAATGGAGCTACTTCTCCTGCAAATAATTTTGGTTTAGCAGGAGATTTTTATTATAACTCTTTAACAACAGAATTTTATGGACCAAAACCTACAGATATTACTTGGTACGGATCCCCCAAAATATTACTTCATAATAACCCAGAAAATTTTCAATATTCATGGGAATTAGCACAAATTACAGGCCCAATTAACGGAACCTATTCAATTGAAATAAATCACAACCTAGCCTTTCATCCAAATGTAACTGTAAAATCAAGCGCAGGAGATATATTGGAAACAGGTATAGACTATAATAGTATTAATAAAATAACATTGACAATGAGCCAACCCTTTTCGGGAACCGCTTACTTGTCATAAAGGAGAAAGCAAATGGCAAGAAAATTTACAGTAAGCCTTGACCTCAATAAAAATGAGTTACTCAATGCAAGAATTCAAAACTTATCGTCAGACCCATCATCACCAGTAATTGGACAAATTTATTTTAATACACAAGCAGCAGAAACTCGTGTATGGGATGGTTCTCAATGGCTTGCAGGAGGATCTGTAAAATATGGTTTACTATCAGCTCGGCCAGCAGCTTCTAAACATGGACTCCTTTATTGCGCAACAGATACGCAAGCATTATATGTAGATAATGGTTCTGCATGGATTCAAATATCAGTAAAGTCACAAGATTTAACAGATGCAATTGCAGCTCACAATAATACTGTAACTGGTGTTCATGGTGTAACTGGAACAGTTGTTGGAACTTCTGATACACAAACTTTAACAAATAAAACACTTGGAACTGGAACAACTTTAAGTTCAAATTTAAATGCTGGCACACATACAGTAACTAACCTTGGTGCCCCATCAAGCAATTCAGATGCAGCAACAAAACAATATGTTGATACAGCATTAACAGATGCAGCTTTAACATTTCAAGGTGTTGCAAATGAAACAACGGTTGATAAATCTGGCCACATGGTTACAATTGGTCTTCCAGATGATGTAACAATTACTAATGCTTTAACAACAGCATCTGCTCATGTAACGGGTAATTTGCAAGTTGACGGCGATGTAAATATTTCTGGCCAATTAAATGCAATTAATAGAACAGAAATTAATATTCAAGATAACACAATTAGACTTAATACAGGATTTACTGGTACTCCAGTTTCAGATGCTGGTTTAATTGTAGAGCGTGGAACTTCTAAAGATACTGCTATTACTTGGAAAGAATCAGATAAACAATGGGAATTAACTAATGATGGAGACAACTATCATGCAATTACTAGAAAATATTCACAAGCAATTGGAGATGGCACATTAACCGCATATCCAGTTTATCATAATTTAGGAACACAAGATTACACTGTTCAAATTTATGAAACTTCTTCTCCATTTGCACAAATTGAAGCAGATGTAACTCATACGTCTACATCGGTTGCAACTATATCTTTTGCATCACCACCTTCAGCAAATCAATATAGAGTTGTTATTGTAGGATAAAATGTCAAAACAAATGAAAGTAGCGCTTAATTTTTTAACCATGGATGAAGATCCAGCAAATGGAAAAGAAGGCGATGCTTATTTTAATGTTTTGTCAAAAAATTTAAAAATTCATAATGGATCAATTTGGACAGATTTAACTCCACCAAGTACAGATCCAACTCCATTTTATATGCATACACATGCATTTGATGGAGATGTACATACAATTGATGTACAAAATCAAATTACATTTTTGGAAACTAATGTTAATTATGGTCCAAATGAAGAATTGCCTATTATTATTGGATATGAAGGAGGAAATCCAAATTCAATAATTGATAATAATGCAAAACAAAGTCAAACTTTATTAGATGGTGGAATAACAACATCAGAATATTTCCCTGATAATAATTTAGTTGATTTTGATGGCGGTGGATCTATAGACACAGCAGGAGATATTTTAGATGGAGGAACATCAATATAATGGGAATTAAAATACAATTAAGAAGAGATACAGCAAGTAATTGGACATCAGCTAATCCAGTTTTAAAATCTGGTGAACTTGGTATTGAAACAGATACATTAAAGTTTAAAATAGGTAATGGCACAGCAGCATGGAATTCTTTAATGTCATATGCAATGAAACCAGGCGAACCAAACGGAGTAGCAACTCTTAATTCATCTGGTAAAATTCCCGTAGGTCAATTACCAGACTCAGTATCAATTGCACAAGAAGTTCAAAATGCAGTGGCTTTATTATCACTTACAACTTCAAATATTGCAGAAGGAACAAATCAATATTTTACTAATCAAAGAGCAATTAATGCAACTTCAACATTAATAACAAATGCAATTTCTACATCTGAATCCTATACAGATGGAAAAATTAATTTAGAAATTTCTAATAGAGATACAGCAATTTTATCTGCAAAAACAGAAGCTATTAACACAGCAGAAGCTTATGCATTAGGATTAATGAATAATGCAATTTCTGTTGCAAATACCGCAACAACAAATCAAATTAATACATTATCTGCAACCCTTCCAGGCCTTGTTAATACTGCAATTGCTTCTCCAATTGCAAGTGAAGTATCTGCAAGAAACTCAGCAATTTCTACTGCAATTAATAATGAAATTACATCAAGAAATACAGCAATTACTAATGCAATAGCACAAATTCCAACAACTAATTTTTCAAGCAAAACAACTAATGATTTAGTTGAAGGATCAACTAATAAATATTTTACTGATGCAAGAGCAAAAGCAGCTGTTGCTTCTGATATAACAGCAGCGATTAATGGTGCAAATATTTCATTATCTTCTAAAACAACTAATGATTTAGTTGAAGGATCAAGTAATTTATATTTTACAACATCAAGAGCTAGAGCAGCAGCAGCATATCCAATAGGACAATTATCCGATTCTATAAATTCTGCTTTTGAAGATGTATATTTACAAGTTGGATCAATAAATGATCAAGTAAATTCTATTCAAAATACTGTATATACAACAGCTTTAACTAATGCTGATTTATATGTCGCAAATGGTGTAGCTGGACTCGACAGTACAGTACACGTACCAGATCAATATATTCCATCTACAATTGCAAGACTTGTAAATACTCAATTAACTGGTACCACCACAGCAGAAAATATTTCTACAATTAATGCAACAATAAGTGGTAATTTAACTGTTAGCGGAACAACCACAACAGTAAATGCAACTAATTTATCAATTTCAGATCCTCTTATTTATATGGCTCAAGGAAATTCTGCAAACGCTAGTGATATTGGAATTGTTGGACATGCAACAATTTCTGGAACATATCAACATTTAGGTCTTGTTCGTGACCATTCAGATAACAAATGGAAACTTTTTTCTGGAGTTACAGCAGAACCAGGAAGCTCTACAATGGATTTTGGCTCAGCAACTTGGGATACATTAAAAGTAGGTCGGTTAGAAGGAAATGTTACTGGATCTTTAACTGGAAATGCAGATACTGTAACTAATGGAGTTTATACCTCTAGTTCGTATTCAGACCCATCTTGGTTAACACTAAGTAAATCAAAAGTTGGTTTGCCAAATGTAGATAATACAACCGATTTAAATAAACCAATATCCACCGCAACATCAGCTGCATTATTATTAAAAGCTCCATTAAATAGCCCAACATTTACAGGAAATATTGATTTATCAAATACAGCAATTAATTTTTCTGGAGCAACAATAACTGGAATGACAACGCTACCAGTACAAGTAAATAATTCTGGAAAATATTTAACAACTGATGGGACCCAGGCTTCTTGGGCTACCTTAGATTTAAGTTCTTATTTAGTTTCATCAATTGCTGCTTCAACATACTTAACCCAATCAGATGCCACTTCAACATATTTAACTAAATCTATGGCAACTTCAACATATGCAACATTGTCAAATGCACAAACATATGGATACCATAACTCTTCATCTGGAACTGTTGCGAATCGCATTGCTTACGGAAGTTCAATAACACCATCAATTACCTCACCAGTTGCTGGCGATATATATATTCAATATTAAGATAGGAGAAAAAATTGCCATTTAATATTTTTAATGGTTCCTCATGGAATCCATTAAAAAAAGCAAAAATTTATGATGGTAGCTCTTGGCAAGACGCCAAAGCTATTAGCATTTATGATGGCTCGACATGGCAAAAAATTTCTTCCTCTGTTCCAGAAAACACAGTTGCACCAACTATAATTTGGCAACAATATAATGGATCAAACGATTATGGAGTTGGTCAAACGGTTTCAGTTAATACTGGTACATGGACAAATAATACTTCAATAACTTTTACTTATCAATGGTATATAGCTCCATATACAACTAATGCTACAAAAAATTGGATGGTAATTATTGGAGCCAACTCTTCAACATTTACTATACCAGCAGACTCAACTTATGTTGGATATTTAATAAAATGTGTA